TTGTTTCGAGTGTCAACAGATCCACTAACAGCAATCTTCAATAAAGACTTTGCAAGAATACAACTGTTCAGTGTAAGGAATAATCCACACGGGTGGGTTGAAAGAAATATGGTTTACTCATCTACTGGTGTGCCACTAGAAGACTTTAGTACAGACTTTATTATCGACGAGATATCAAGCGTTGTAAACAAAGATGGTGATATCAGTATGGAAAAAGAGTTGTACTGGCGTGAGCAAGCAGAAACTATTATGAAGAAAGCAATAGTAAAGCTTATACAAAATGAAAAGTAACATAGGCATGAGTGTGATGCTGTAACTCGATCTTAAAACGTACGAGTATGTTAACGGTGTGTATGGTAAGTGAGACAGTATCTCAACCACGGCAAAAGCAAAGGTAGTAGACAGTGTCTCGACCACGGCGAGAGCAAAGGTAGTAGACAATATCTCAATGCAGGTTCGATTCCTGCCACACCACTAAAATTAAATAATATGAAAAACAAAGACAGAGACAAGGATATCCTTAACTATATATTAGTTGAGCTTCGCAATCAGATAGTGTACAGTTACTATAAAGGTTCATACGCTAATGAGGTTGCTGAAAAGACTATAGCAGACTATGTTATAGATACAAACTTAGTTACTAAAGAGTTCTTCCACGATCACTGGGCAGAAGATAAGACTAAGACTTTAATTAATTTACTTAACGATTTATACAAGAGATATGAAAGTGAAGCCTAGAAGCACACGCGTTGAGTGGAAAATACTAAATAAATACTATGGCGTTGATGAAATGTCTATAATGTTTAGAGACTACAGTAGTTATGCTACTATAAGAGAAGAAAATACTTTTCAGGAAGTATTCGATGAATTAGAAACAGTAATGAATATAAATTATGAAAACAGATAAAAATTTTGATAAACTATTAAAAGTATTCTTCAAAGTTGGTTGGGAAAATATAACTCATCAACAAATACTATCACTCGCATACAAAGAAATTGACAGGTTATTACCTATTGATGACTATTGGGAGTCAGACGAGCACTACAAAATCTCAAATCTTATTTACGACTGGTGTTTAGGTAACAGTATTATAACTCAACACTGGTTAGATGATAAGCTTAAGCACTTAGACGATGAAAGACTAATGGAATTACTTCCAATACTATTTAAAAACTACAAAAGGCACATTAATAGTAAAGTAACTGAAGATTTAATGAACACATACAAGAGATATGAAAGATGTTACAATCAAAATACGAAGTAATTCGGATAATAAATATGAATATAAAAAATAATAATTATGGGACTAACTAAAGAACAATCACTATGGCCACGTAAGCGTGGTAATAAGTTTACCGATCAGGTATTCTGGAAAGACGAGCACGTAGGCCAAGTGTGGACGTGTAAACCTGAAGATGCTAAACAGGTTGCGGCAACTAGAACTACAACACACTACAGAACTTTCGATCTCAATAAGTTTTTAACTGAAGTCGAGAGTGATGATAATGAATTTGAGGTTGTTGGCCTTAAGTTTGAGGGTAATAACTTAACAGTTGTACTAAAATGACAGGCATAGATGATATGGTGACTCGCGAGCAATTAATCATGAGGATTTTTGCTCTTAAACGAGAGCTTATAGAAGCAAAAGAAAGAATTAACAGTTTAAACTATAGTAATGATAGGCTTAAACACTTAATTGAAGATTTAAATAATAGTATAAACAAATTAAGAAATGGAAAAGAAAATAAATGAGCACAGAGAAAGAGCTGCTCAAAGCCTAGAAGATATATCATATTGGATGCGAAACAGTAGTATATCCTATAGAGAAACAGATTTAAAACGAGTATTCAAGGAAGTTATAAGCGACTATATGAAAAGCGTATAACTTTCTAAACAACCAGGCAAGGTTGCGGTATACAAGTCCAGATCATAGTGTTAAGGTTTATTATCCATACCAATGACAAAAAATGGTCAACAGTAAGAATTGGGCCCCTTACACCCGCATAGCTGCTGACGAGTACGAAGGTTCGATTCCTTCGCTGGTTACTAATAGAATGAGTCCTGATGGTAAAGCAACAGTTAGCGAGGGCCAACCTTCGATTGGAACACGTTGTAGTGGGTTCGATTCCCACCTCATTCTCTAAATTTAAAACAATAAGCACATGACAAATTCCGAAGTAGTAGAATTGATAGCAGAGAAAACTGCTAATGAAATAAAAAACTCTTGTAAACAGATCATTATCAGGAACTTAAAGCTTCCTTGGCAACTTGATGAAAATGATTTTAACAATGTAGACCCTGCAGAGCTAAAGCGTTTGTATGAAATACTACATGATCATACGATCTAAATACGAAGAGATTTGGATAATAAAATAAACAAACAATATGAATATAGATTTAGTATTTAAAGAGATAGCACACCTAAATGGTGTAACCCCTGACCAGATGAAACGTAAAGGCAGGCGTATGGAAGTAATCAAGGCTAAGCGTATGCTATGTGGATATCTTAGAAACAATACTCGCATGAGCTTTAAAAGCATTGGCGATTACATAGCTAGTGACCACTCAACAGCAGTATACCACAACAAGTTACACAATCAACTACATGAGACTAACTCAAAAGGTAATTACTTTGACCAAGAGTATGTTAATCAGTACCAAATAGTTGAGCGATTACTTAAACAACATAACCTATCACGCTCTGTTATAGCTAAATACCTGTGGGTACTTGATTTCAGCAACGGAGAAGTGTATCGTTATAACATAGATGATAAAAACTGGAACCCAGAAACCCAAGTATGCCAAGCTTTTTTGTGTGGCAAAGGGCACAACACTGATCGGTGTACTTGGATGGTGGGTTCTGAAGATAAGTTTAACATAAACCCAGATGTAATATGAGTGATATAAAACAATCAAAATGTATCCTGTGTAACAGCAGCTTCACAGGTTGGGGACATAACCCAGAGCCATTAGCATCTTCAGACCATGAATGTTGCAGTACTTGTAACCAAACAAGAGTAATACCTTATAGAATAAATCAAATAACAAGTTATGAATAATTTAAAAAGAATAAATGATTACCAATTAGGTAATATAAGAAAGTTTGATAAGTATAAAGAAAACTTAATGCTTATTGATGACAAAGTAATTAGCTACACAACTCACGTAGCTACTGTGAAACCTTTTGAGCTAATTCAATGGCAAAGCTGGAGCCAAACAACTCAAAAACATATTAACTACGTAGCTAAAGAGCTAGGTTTAGAATTGATACGATCATAATACGAAGAGTTTTGGATAATAATATAAATAATTAAATAAATAAACAATGGAAAAAAGAAGCAAAAGCATATTACCTTATCAACTTATACATGTTAATTCAGAAGCTATCAAGTCTGCTGAGTATTACTACACTGATTACAGGCTACGCATTGTATTCAAGAACAATAGTTGTTATGATTACGAAGATGTGCCTGCATTTATGTTTGAAGGCTTACGTACAGCTTTATCTAAGGGTAAGTTTATTAATAAGTATATATTAAAAGGTAAGTTCAACCACAAATATATTAGTCATGAGTCTAGAAACAATTGATGACAACAAGTATAATGGTTGGACAAACTACGCAACCTGGAAGATAATGCTCGAGCTGTTTGACGGTGTAGAGTTTTATCATCCAGTAACTGCTAGTGAAGTAAAGCATATGGTTGACGAGTATCTACTTGATGGCCTTATGATTGACACACCATTACATCCTATGTCTACACCAAAGGCTATGGAGTATGCTCGTGAGTTTACTAAGCTTGCAGATTATGAAGAGCTTGCTGAAGCAATTAACGAACGTAACGAAGATAACTTTGATGAAGAAAACATTACATAGGCGTATAAGTATGGGTCATAATAAGAAACTTTTTGACAAACTAAAAGTGATAGATATACTAAGTAATAAAACTGCAGTTGATTATTTTAATAATCATACTGTGTTTGATACTCTGAATATCACCGACAGTGACAATAGCCTATTAGAAGATAAAGAGTAAGAGCCTAATGTCACACGAAAGAAATATGAGATATCTTAATCAGCAAAGGATTATATACCGTAGAGAACCTATTACAGATATACCTACTGAAACATATGAGTGGGGTAGCTATTACGAAAATGGTACTCACGAATGTTATGATCTGTTCAGAAGCAGGGCTAAGATTACTACATATAAATCTTTGAAGTGGCATATGCTAGTTCTGTGGTACTTAAACCCAGACCTTACTCAAGATGACTTTGAATTGTTATGCAGACATTTAACTCATAAGCCAAATGGTTTTGTTACGTTTAAGGTCTCAGAACAGTTACTAAAGACTATGATTTACGATGTAAGTATGTGCGATTTAGATGCTCCACCTAAAAATAAATTAAGAAAAATTTTATTTAAGGAATTTTGTGGTCTATCTTTAGAGCAGAAGCTACACATTGTAGGTCAGATGGTTGGACGCTCGAAGAGCATACAAGAAGATGACATTTATCAATGCATGTTAGATGTGCATGATCTGGGCCAGGCAATTACAATTAACAAATTGTCTAGTCTATTAAGGTGTTCAACCAGAACTATTCATAGGAATATGAGTATCGAATTAAAGAAAGAAAAGGAATTACTAAACAAGGAGTTATGATATTCGAGATGATAAAAACTATAATAGTTGTAGCAACAATATATCACGCTGATCCAGCGCAATGTAATGCTGACTATTTAACGACAGCATCAATGAAAACTATTAACGAGAGTAATCCACAGGGTCACCGATGGATTGCAGTTAGTAGAGACCTAGAAAAACATGGCTTTAAATTCGGAGCTAAAGTTAGAGTTTCAGGAGCTGGTAAGCTTGATGGTATATGGACTGTTGAAGACAGGATGAACAAGAGATATACCAAACGCATTGATTTCCTAGTCAATAAAGAAATGACTGGAGGCAAATGGAACAACGTAAAAATAATTTTAGTAAATGAAAAAGTATAATGTACAAAACTATGTTAGGTACAAAGAAGATTTAAGAAACTGTATGCCTGAACAAAAGGCTTATCATGAATATACAAGAGACGAATTAATAATAGTATTTATGCCATTAGTAGAAAATTTAGCAAGGAAGTTTTCAACTTCACAACAGGCTTCTGGTGTGTTAAGTATAAATGATATATTACAAATAGGTAATGAAGGTTTGGTAAAAGCAGTAGACAAATTAGACTGGACCAAGCTTCGATTATCTGATGATATAGAAAAAACATTAAAGTCTTTCCTTAGCAAACGTATAAAGGGTAATATCAGACGTAGAATAGATATGGCTCGAGGAGATATAAGAATACCTGAGCATAAGCTCAATGAAATACGTAGCAATCCAAAAGACAAGACAATGGTTGCAATGTTTTTCAATAGTGTATTTTTAAGTATTGACGCGCAAGTAAACAATGACGATGAAAATATGATGTATCAAATACCAGATGAGTCTGAACCATATAACGTACCTTTAATGAATATGTATCTCAAAGGACTTATGAAGAAACATTTGAATGAAGAAGAATATGAGGTGTTAAGATTATCATATGGTCTTGACTGTGATAAGCACGCCGCAAAAGAAATAGCTGATAAATTAAATATCAAAGGAGTGAGCGATTATGTACGTGTTTCAGAGCTTAAAAAGCAAGCTGTGCAGACACTTATAGACAACGTAGATCACTCGCAAGTCCTTGATTATCTATGAGTTATATACCTAAAACCAATTAATAACCTGTAATTATAATACCATGAACATAAACCTAAAACTAATAACAATACAAACAAATCTTAAAGCTAAAAAAAGCAGATACAACAAGTTCGGTGACTACAAATATCGTAGTGCCGAAGATATTCTTGAGGCTATCAAACCACTTTTAGATGAGCTTAAACTTTACGTTACTATTAACGAAACTATTATAGCTGCTGAAGGTGATTTTCCTATCATAGAGTCTAAGGCAACTATATCTGATGGAGAAAATGCTATACACGCAACGGCTATCGTTGGTGTAGATATAAACCAAAAAGGTATGGCAATGCCACAGCGTTTTGGTACTGCATCATCATATGCTAAGAAGTATTCACTTGGTAATCTATTTTTAATAGATGATACTCAAGATGACGACGCTGGAAATAAACCTGAATTAAAGGGTGAAGCTTTGCAAAAAGCTAAAAAGTTCTTAGCAGACGGTGGTAAGTTAGAAGCAATTAAGTCTAAGTATAAAATACCTGCTGCTACTTTAAAAACTCTATAATGACACGACAACAACAGTTAGACAAGCTCAGAGAAGACGAGCACTACTATGGTAAATTTGGAAAACAATTTCTAAGTAACTCTGATATCTCTAAGCTTTTAACGAACCCTTTATCACTGGGTGAGGATATGAAACCTATACCCGCATTTTTAATTGGTGGCTACTTTCACACAGCTATACTTGAGCCTGAAAAACTTAAGAAGTTTAAGATCGTTCAGTCATCAACTAGAAACACCAAAGTGTATAAAGAAATTTCAGACGGAGAGCTCTGCCTGTTACAACATGAAGTAGATCAAACAGAACTATTAATAGACAAAGTAATGTCTAATAAGGTTTGTGAGGAATTAATTCGTGGTAGTAATGTAGAGTACGAAGTACCTGGAATTGGCGATCTATTTGGAAAACTATGGAAAGGAAAAGCTGATATCTTAAACCATGATGAGAAACTGATCATCGACCTTAAGACGACTGCTGATTTGCAGAAGTTCCAATATTCAGCTGATCGCTATAATTACGACAGTCAATCTTATATCTACCAAACTTTGTTTAATTACGAAATGATATTTATTGTTATCGATAAAACTACAAAAAATATTGGTATATTTGATTGTTCAGACAGGTTCTTACAACGCGGTGAGAACAAAGTGCAGGAAGCTGTCGCTGCACATGATTTATTTTTTAACAACCCGGATTTTAATCCAGATAATTATTTTATTAACAAAACCCTTTAAATATGGCAAGTATAATTAAAGCAAACATAAACCTAAACGATATCCCAAAGGATAAGATTTATGTTGGTAAAAAAGGTAAGTATTTACCTATTACAATTACATTAAACGACGAGGTCGATACCTATGGTAATCAAGGCCCAGTTGTAGTAGAACAGTCTAAAGAAGAGCGTGACTCAAAAACTCCTAAGACTTATCTCGGTAATGTAAAAGTGGTTTGGACTAATGGCGACAACGTTGCTGCTGCTCCTCGCACTGATCAGCCTCAGGCTGCACCTCAACCTAAAGTGGTTGAAGAAGATCTACCGTTTTAATAAACGACTAGATATATTTTACTCAATATTAATTGAAGACTTAAATTAAATTAAATGCAGACAACAGAGATCAATGGATTCTTGATTGATGAATTTAATCAATATGGTTTGGAAGAGGGTAAAGCTCAAGGCACATGTCCTTTATGCTCCTCTGACAGACAACCCAAGAAGCAAAAGCTTAAGTGCGCTTCATATGATTGGGAACGTGGTCTCGGTACTTGTCACAATTGTAATACCTCTTTTCAACTACATACTTACCAGCGTAAAGGCGCATCAGAGAAAGTTTATGTTCGCCCGAGTTTTTCTACAAAAACTCATAAAGCAGTAGGTAGCAAAGTTGTAAAGTGGTTTGAAACAAGAGGAATATCTCAGGATACTTTGGAAGCATTAAATGTTTCTGAAGGTCCTGAGTTTATGCCTCAGACCGGTAAAACCGAGAATGTAATAAAGTTCAACTACATGATGGGCGATCAGCTTATCAACATCAAATATAGAGATGGTAGGAAGAACTTTAAATTATTTAAGGGCGCTGAGAAAGTGTTCTATAATATAAATAGTATAATAGGTTTTGACACTTGTGTGATTGTTGAAGGTGAAATGGATGTACTAGCTTTACATGAAGCTGGTGTAACAAACACTATATCAGTTCCTAACGGAGCTACACTTAATACAAATAACCTTGAATACTTAGATGCTTGTATTGATTACTTTGAAGACAAAGAAAAAATAATACTAGCAGTTGACTCAGATGAAGCTGGGCAAGCACTACAGGCGGAGCTTATCCGCCGTTTAGGTTCCGAAGTATGTTACCTTGCCTCGTTTGATGAGTGCAAAGATGCTAACGAATATCTACAGAAGTATGGTAAAGACAAACTACTTGACCGTATAACTAATTGTAGGCCAGTGCCTTTAGAAAACGTTACAACATTTAGAGATATCGAAGATGACATAACTGATTTTGTAAGGCACGGTTTTAAGAAAGGTTATCAAGTGGGTTTATCAAACTTTGATAGAATATTTTCTACGTATACAGGTCAGTTTATAACTGTAACAGGTATACCATCGTCAGGTAAATCAGACTTTGTAGATCAAATGGTAGTTGGTTACAACGCTAACTACGGTTGGAAAACAGCATTTGCATCTCCTGAAAATGTACCTACATATTTACATGCGCATAAGCTAATGCGTAAGACTTGGCAGCGTATGCCTAGTAAAGAAGATATCGGTACAGACAAGTGGAACCAAGTAGCAGATCATTGCAATAGTAATTACTTTCACATTGATATGGAGCGATATACGCTAGAGTCAGTCCTTAAAAAAGGTGCCGAGCTAGTTAAACGTAAGGGTATCAAGTGTTTAGTGATTGATCCTTTTAATAAGATCAGAGACGTCGACTGTAAAACAGAAGATGTTAACCGCTACACGATGGAATATCTAACTAAGATAGAGGTGTTTGCAAAGAAATACGACGTGTTGGTTTTTGTGGTTGCACACCCAACAAAGATGTATAAAGACAAAGATGGTAAGATTGAAGAACCTACTATGTACAGTATTAAAGGCGGTGGTGAATGGTATGATGCTAGTTACCACGGTCTGTTAGTTCATAGAGATTACGAAAACAAAACTGTTAAATGTAAGGTGTTAAAGGTTAAGTTTCAAAACCTTGGTGAGAACCAAGCTGAAGCTCATTTTAAATGGGAGCCTAAGTCAGGATGTTTTATTCCTCATGAGTCTCCAGTTGAAGATGAAGACCCAATGCCGTGGGAATAAAAGGTAGAAAAAGTAAAATGAAAGAATACACTAGGTCTGCTAAAGAGGAAGCTGCTTGGTACTGGTGTTTTAAAAACAATTTACTAATTCAACCAAGACAAACAAAAACAAACGAAAGTTTGTGGTATATAGATATTCATAAAGGACCTGTTGGCAGAAGGAAAGTTATTGGAACAAGCCCTGAGCCTTACACGTCTACAGAGATATGGAAAAAGGTTAGCGAGTATCAATTATACTATTATAATAAATATAACAATGAGAAGTAATTTTATAAATGCAAATGAAGCTTATGAGTATTTTCTTGATAAAATAATACTTGAAGGCGTAGACTTTGATGATACTAAAGCTTTGTTTAACGTTGGCTTTACTATGGAAAATCCTATGGATAACCATATAACTAATGTTGAAAGAGAGTGGAGCCAGAAGTATGCAAGAGCAGAGTGGGACTGGTATTTATCTCGCAACCCTAGTATAAATAAGCTAGGTGAGATATATGGTAAGATACCTCCAATATGGAAAAAGATGGCCGACGAAGATGGTCATGTAAATTCTAATTATGGATATCAGATATTTAGGAAAAATCAGTTATATTACGTAGTAGAAAAATTAACTAACAATCCTAATACTAGACACGCGGCTTTGAGCATATACGACGGCAAAGAAAACGCAGAATACGCAACAGATACGCCATGTACTTACGCGATACAGTTTACGGTACTTGACAATAGACTGAACATGTCCGTCTATATGCGTTCTAATGACCTCTGGTACGGCTTTTGTAATGATCAGTATCAGTTTTCAAAGATACAAGAGATGGTATCTAAGATGTCAGGATATGAGATCGGAACGTATTACCACCACGCGCACAACTTACACTTATATAATAATAAAATAAATTAAAAAATATGTATTATTTATACCACATTCCAGGTAAAAAGATAGGTGTTACACGTAATCTTAATACCCGCGTAACTCTTATACAAGGTTATAAGAAGGGAGAATATGAGGTTCTTGAGCAGTCAGATGATGTTAACTACATATCTGAACGCGAAATAGAACTTCAAAAGTCTTACGGGTACAAGGTTGACATACGTAAATACAATGAATTAAATTTTAAATCTAAATTAAATACTATGAAAATCAACTCAACAGAGCAAACAACTACCTTCCCTTGCCCGGTAGATAAATTAAAAGGGCAGTTAATGGATAACGTTGGTTTATCCTGGAACACACCACACGGTGATTTTATAATAACAAAAGAAAATATACCTTGGTTAGTTAGCAACGCTAAAGTATCTATGTTCACTAAAGAAAAATGCTACATATATAACAAAGCTTTTCAAGGTGAGTTTCACGATGTTGCTGAAGACTTCAAAGATGATGATGTAGAAACCAAAGAGCAAAACATATTTGATCTGATACGTAAGTGGGGTAAAGAACGTGGTATACACAAACGCGGTACATCACAAGTTCAATACATAAAGCTTATGGAAGAAGCCGGCGAGCTTGCTGAAGCTATGTTAAAAGATGATGACGAAGAAATTGTTGACGCTATCGGTGATATGGTCGTAGTTTTGACTAACTTAGCACATCTAGAAGGCGTTCGCATTGAGCATTGTATTCAATCAGCATATGATGTTATCAAGCACAGGAACGGCAGCATGAAACGTGGAACCTTTGTAAAAGAGACAAAATGAAAATAAGAACTAAAGACCAAGTTGTATTATCCGTATTAAAGAAAATGGATGAACGTAGTTTAGTTGGCCAAGATAAGTATGGCGCAACAATGATGCAAGAGATCGTTGGCGAGAAGAAAGATCTAAGGAGATTTTTAGTTGACGTTCAAGAAGAACTAATGGATTCTTTATTATATCTTGAAGCTGCAAAGCTTTGTTTATCAGACGAGATAGAAGAAGCTGCATTAAAATTCGTACAACAACGTGAGGGCTATTAATAAAAAAAACTTCAGAAAGAAGCCTCGTAAAAAAGGTCCTGTTGTATCTAGGAAAGTTAAATACGACGGTATAACCTTTGCATCTGGCCTTGAAAAGTATATGTATATAGCTTTGAAAAAAGCTAAAGTTAAAGCTAAATATGAAGGTGAGACATTTGTTTTGGTCAACGGGTTTCACTTTGATAATCAAGTATTTGAGCGACAGTCTAATGGTAAAGGAGACTTTACTAACAGAGGTTGTAAAAGAATATTACCCATTAAGTATACTCCTGATTTTATAGGAGAGGACTTTATAATAGAAACTAAAGGCAGAGCTAATGATTCGTTTCCTATGAGATGGAAGTTATTCAAGCAGCTCGTTGTCAGGCAGTTTCCAGGAGTTACACTATATAAACCACAAAATCAAAAAGAATGCGACACCACGGTAGAGTTGATCCTGCAGAAGCAAAAAGGATAGCAAGAAAAAGATACGCCGAAAGAAAGGTAGATAAGTGGATTAAGTGGAGCTGGAAGATGCGAGGCAAAATCCTTATGAGAGAATTAATTGAACAACAAGAAAAATACGGTATAAAATGTTAGATAACGAGGAAAGAGATTACGACTGGAAGTTAGAGTTTGGCTTTTATCCAGGTATATTACTAGGTATGAGATCTTACCGTGAAAATGGTTATACTATCCACGTTTTATATTTTCCTTTTGTTGAATTTGCATTAACAGTTTATAATTAAGATATGTCATTATTTGAAGAAAGAATACCATACAAGCCCTTTGAGTACCCACATTACTATACAGAAGGGTGGTTAAAGCAAGCGCAAGCATTTTGGTTACATACAGAAATATCAATGCAAAATGATATTAAAGACTGGAACGAAAAGCTTAATGATAAAGAGAAAAGTTTAGTAGGTAATATATTACTTGGCTTTGCTCAGACCGAGTGTGCAGTGTCAGATTACTGGACACAAAAAGTAGTTGGCTGGTTTCCAAAGCATGAGATACAACAAATGGCTATGATGTTTGGTTCACAAGAAACAGTTCACGCTGTAGCTTACAGCTACCTGAACGAAACATTAGGTCTTGAAAACTATGAGGCTTTTTTACATGAAGATGCTACCGCTGATAGGTTTAATAACCTTGTGGCATATGAAGGTAATGGTAGGGTGGGTATAGGTAAATCGTTAGCTATATTTTCTGCGTTTGCTGAGGGTGTTAGCCTATACTCTGCCTTTGCCGTATTATACTCGTTTCAATTACGTAACATGTTAAAAGGTATTGGCCAACAAATGAAATGGTCTGTTCGTGATGAATCACTACATAGTAAAATGGGTTGTCAACTATTTAGAGATATGTGTGCTGAAGACGAGCACTTACTTGAGCTATGTAGAAAAGATGTCATTAAAGCTGCAGAGACTATGGTAGAGCTTGAAACAAAATACATACACAAGATGTTTGAAGCTGGAGATGTTGAAGGCATAGCAGCAGAAGACCTTATAAACTTTATTAGAAAAAGAGCTAATGAAAAACTCATTGAGCTTGGATATGAAAAGCTTGGTAATCTTTTTACATACGACTCTGCTTCAGCAGATAATCTTAACTGGTTTTATCATTTAACTGGTGGTGTTACACACACAGACTTTTTTGCGATACGACCTACAGATTATTCAAAAGCAAACGAAGGTGAAGACTTCCAAGACATTTGGTAAACAATTAAATTAAATAAAATGAACGACAAAAAAACCGGTAGAGTAAAACAACTTGAAAGGAAAATGCACTCGTGCACTCAACTTATAGAACAATTATTAAGACAGAATACATATTTAAGAGATCTTGCTGTCGGAACTTTAGAAACAATTAAACTAATGCCAGATTATGAAGAAGCTATTCAAAAGCTCAAAGACCAAACCGCTGAGCAAGCTGGGAAAGATGCTAACAGCGAGAAAAAATTTGAACCCTTGGGAGAAGCTGGCAACTAGATCAGGATATATGGGTAGCGGTTTTTTAATCGCAGCTCAATGGACCATAGACCCTAAGCTATACGTGCTTGGGTTTATTTTAGTAATCTTGCAAACTACTAGCAGGAAACAATGGAACTTAGTAGTATTAAATATGAATGGGCTTTTTGCCTGGTTAAATCACTTATTTTAAATGTGGAATGAAGACTGGATCATCGGAGAAGATTACCCTGCGTGGGGTAATAACGACATCTATAAGAAGACAATATCCGGGGGATATTTACATCACGACGAAACGCCTAGAGAAGCATACCATCGGGTCGCTAAGACGGTTGCTCGTAGATTATATAAACCGGAAATGGCCTCTACGTTTTTTGATTACATCTGGAACGGTTGGCTGTGTCTTGCTAGCCCAGTTCTTAGCAACACCGGAACTGATCGCGGCTTGCCTATTAGTTGCTTTGGTATTGATGTGGCTGACTCAATCCAGGATATAGGACAAAAGAACTTAGAAATGATGCTGCTTGCGAAACACGGAGGCGGCGTAGGTATTGGTATAAACCAGATTAGACCAGCTGGAACTAAAATAACAGGTAATGGAACAAGTGACGGCGTTGTGCCTTTTTGTAAAATATACGATTCGACTATACTTGCCACTAATCAGGGTTCTGTCAGACGCGGAGCTGCATCGGTTAATCTTAACATTGAGCACTCCGATTTTGAAGAATGGCTTGACATACGTGAGCCTAAAGGAGATGTCAACAGACAATCACTTAACTTGCATCAATGCGTTATTGTCGGCGATAAGTTTATGCGAAAGCTTGAGCAAGGAAATGAAGAAGCAAGGAAGAAGTGGGGAAAATTATTACAAAAACGTAAAGCTACTGGAGAGCCTTATATCTTATTTAAAGGGAACACAAATAAGTCTAATCCACCAGCCTACAAAGAAAACGGACTTAAGGTTCATATGACAAACATCTGTAGTGAGATTACATTACATACAGATGAGAACCATAGTTTTGTCTGTTGTTTATCATCATTAAATTTAGCTAAATATGAAGAATGGAAGGGTACTAACCTTATATATGACGCCACGTTCTTTCTTGACGGCGTTATGGAGGAATTTATTCAAAGAGCCAAAGGTTTACGTGGATTCGACAACTCTGTTCGATCTGCGCAAAAGGGGAGAGCATTGGGCTTGGGAGTCCTCGGTTGGCATACGTATATCCAAGAGAAAGGTATTCCTTTCGAGGGTTTATTATCTCAGTATGAGACTAGGAAAATATTCTCACAGATTAAGATCGAAAGTGAGCGTGCCTCAATGGATCTGGCAGAGATTTATGGAGAACCTTTATGGTGTAGTGGGACTGGTATGCGTAATACCCATCTTCGTGCTGTTGCTCCCACTGTTAGTAATAGTAAGTTGTCTGGTAATGTTTCACCCGGAATAGAGCCCTGGGCCGCTAATGTTTTTACAGAGCAGTCTGCCAAAGGAACTTTTATCAGGAAAAACCCCACGTTAGAAAATGTGTTGGAAGACAACGGTTTAAATAACGATTATATATGGGGTAAGATACTAGGTGACGGAGGTTCTGTTCAAGACATAGAAGAACTTGACGACGTGCTCATGGGTGATCACGATATACCTGTTAAAGAAGTATTTAAAACCTTCAAAGAGATCAATCAGCTTGAACTTGTTAATCAAGCGGGTATAAGGCAACAATATATAGATCAGTCAGTTAGCCTTAACCTAGCATTTCCAAGTGTTGCAACACCTAAGTGGTTAAACAAAGTTCATATGGATGCTTGGAAAAAAGGCGTTAAGACTTTGTATTATACTAGAACTGAAAGTGTATTAAGAGGTGACATAGCTGCAAGTGCTATGGATGAAAACTGTTTGTCGTGCGACGGTTAATTATTAAATGCGCGCTATGTTTAATTATGCTATACACATGCATATATATGATATATAGATGAGTATGTTTATTTTAGGATTTTTATATGGCTTTGTTTTAGCCTCAGCCATATTCTTTGTTGTACTTTATTATTTAAAAGACCAATAAAAAAAAGGGGACCACATAATGTGATCCCCTTCTTGGTTACAGGAACTTTTAGGTATGGTACGCCTATTTTATATTGTTCCTTTTTTGTTTCATAGTAGCTTCAATAAGACCTCGCTCATATTCTAGTTGCTTTTCTATATCTATCAGCCTGTCTTCCAGCTCATTAATTACTTTTACTTTTTTGTCTAGTCTGTCGTGCACCATAGTTAATTCTGCTTTAACTGATGTAAACTCACTAAATACTCCTCCTGCTGTAAATACAGCAATAACAAACCATAAGATGATTTGCCAGTTTTTGATTATAAAACCATTAGTTGAAGAACTCACCTTACTCTTGATTGGTTAAATAATCTTTCTTCCATTTTATCTATAGATTTCTTTATCTCGCTAATGTCTTCCTTAGTTTCGATAATAGCGTTGTCCATCATTTCTTTTTGGAGTTCATATTCTGTTTTTGTGACTGGTGGTTTGGGCTCTTCCATCGCGACTTGTATGTCGGCTTGAAGAGTCATATACATAGACACCATCGTAGCCACGGTCATACCTGCTGCTATTAAAGTTTTAATAGAAAGACCTACCACTGTTCCTTCACTAAACTCATCGAATTTATCTATTGCAGATTTTTTTCTAGCCATTTTTATTTATACGTTTTTAAACATTAAGAAACTCAACATAGAGTTCCACTTTCTTTTTAAATGATTATTTACTTCAATAATCTTTTTTCCGATTTTTACTAATAATTTTCCCATATTGTTTTTTTACCAAGCGTTACTTATTTTTTTATACTCTTCCTTAGCGTCAAAGCTAGGACAGGCCTTGCTAGAGAAGTCTCTATGGCCATATATATCTAGATCACAGTATAAATGCTTTAGTTCCGTAAGAATTTCAATTAGGGACTCTTTTTGTTCCTTTGTTCTTGTATCTTTTGGCTTTAGGTGCTTTTTATCTATGCCTCCAACATATGCGATGCCAACTGACCCTTTGTTTTGTCCTTTACAGTGAGCACCCATCCTTTCAACAGGTCTGCCTTCGTGTATTGAACCATCCAAGTAAATTACATAGTGATAACCTATATCACTCCATCCTCTAGCTTTATGCCATGATCGAATATCTTCGACTGTCGTATGTCTCCCTTCTGGAGTTGCAGTGCAATGTACAATTGCTTTACTTATATCTCTCATTCTATTACGCGCCTTTTTGTTATTACTTTACGTTTAAGTAAAGTTTTTGTTTTGTTTTTTTCTTTTTTTTCTTGTATGCCTAAATCCCATTTATTCCAACCACCTATTAAAGCTAATCTTTGATAAAACTCTAATTCACTGTCTGTAGCATCCTTAAGGTTTGTTATTTTTTTAATAGCTCTGTCTAAAGGTAAATTTGTTAATGCTTCAATTGTTTTACCTGTTATTTCAATAGCTGGATTATCAATTGTTAAACCTTGTTCAAATATTTCGTCTCCTTCCCATTTCATAAGATTTGAAGCTCTTTCAATTTTTCTAACTTTTGATGAAATTGGTGGAGATATTCTAAAAAGTTCCATGATTATTTCTCCATATTCTTTTTTGTATATTCTTATTGCAGCGTTTTTGACTATAGAAAGTATTGCTCCTTGAATACCCATACCTCTTAATAAAGAATCAGCCATACCGTTAGCAACTCTTATTTCTTTTTTAAGTTTATCTTCATCATCTACATCGCCAAATGCAACTGCAAACATAGCGTTTTGTAAGGCGTTAAATATTAAGTTTTGAGCAAACGTATAATAAAGTATCTTAGATATGTTTTCTTTATCATTCCCTCGGCGATTCTTAAGATCTAGGGCGGCTTTTTTAATTATTCTTGCATACTGGGATGGCGTGTTGGCAAAAGCTAGTATTAAACGTCCTAACTCACTAGCTTGTTGCTGGCTAATTTTATCAGGTCTACTTGACTGTTGAGATTCTTCAGCTGTTTCTCTAAAATCTCTCATAGCTTGAGCTTGTGCATCAGCTTTGTTCATACCACCTTTAACCAAAGCGTTATATCTATTTCTGTAAAAAGTAGCACCACCAGTTGCTATAGCAATACTATCAGCCACTTGAGTAGGTGTAAAACCTAGTTTTAATAACTTATTTATTAATCCTCTAACTCCTTTTTCTCTAGCAACGTCAGCAATATCCGCTTCGTTAACACTCATTTTTAAACCATCTCTTCTGTTTACTAGAAACTCTGAGTTAAATAACATAGTAACATCAGACCAGTATTGTTTTTGATTAGAAAAAGCTTTAGCAGCGGCTACTATATTATTATCTCCAAAGTTTATAAAGTTACCTGCAGATATTAACTGTAGTAAAGCTGAACGAGTGTTGAAAAACATTATAGCACCAGTAGCGCCGTTAGTCCAATCAACAAATCTATTTACAAGGTTGTTTCTTCCAACGTCTCTGTTTCTACCTGTCTTCATTCTTTGTAAAGAGTTTTCAACAGCTAATCTGTATGGTTTACCAAATGCAGCTTCAAGTTTATTAAGGTTATTTTCGGAAAATATATCATCAACATTATTTTGCCATTCTTCTAAATACTCTGCACGTCTAGTAGTGTTTAGGCTTTCTAGCATGTCTGTGCCTAAATTACCTACCTGCCAAGAGCTAGTTGGTGTTTTAAAATCTACATTGTTTATTTTTATAATGTTATTAGCAAGCTTTACAAGATTACTTTTTCCATTAATATAGCTAACAAGTTCTTTTTGTTCTTTCTTTAATAGACCTGGTATTTTTAATCCTTGTTTTGCCCATATGTAAACCCTTAAAGCATCTTCTTGAGTAAACACACTATTAGGTATTTTCTTTTTTAAGTCTTTTTCTGTTATGTTTAAGTCTTTTTTTATGGCTTGAAAGCTATTTGTTACAACACTTCTTGCAGTTGTAATTTTTTCTATAGCTATAGCATAAGGTTTCATTATGTTTTCGTCAACCCACTTTTTCTGCTTGTCACCTAGTTTACCTTTACTAAGAATTTTATACATTAACCCCATAAAATCTTCAGCTGATGGGGCAATAAAAAAGTCTATTTTTCCATTTTCTTCTCCCATCTTTGCTGCAGTAACAGCACTAAGTTTTTGTTTAGCAAGTATACCTGTTTTTTCTTCTATCATTTTAGCAAAAAATGAAGATTTTTTTCTTTTGCTTGCTTTTGTTTCTGAAAAACCTTCTGCGTTATTTGTTTTAAAAGGGTTTTCTCCACCTTCAATCATTTCAATGTTTGAAAAAGAAAATGTTTTACTTAATTTTTTTGCTATTAAATCTGCTATTTCATTATTTAAATATCTTTGCCAATAAAAATCTTTAAAAGGATTCCAAGGTACACCATCAACATTAGGCATAGTGAACTTACTGTTTGCTTGTGAATTTAAGACTTCATCAAGTTTTTCAGGTAAAGCTATTAAAGTGTAATTTTTTTGTATAGCTTTTAAATAATCTTCAAACTCTTTATCAGTTTCTAACTTTAACGCCTTTTCAAATAAATTAGTAAACGCATAAGCGTTTGGAACAGCGTGCTCCCACTTTATTTTACCTGTACCCCCTTTGTAAAATCCTATAAACTTAGCTCCTCTAGCTGCTGGATGATTTCTTTGGTTTATAGAAGACTCTAGCATAAAATATAAGCTACCACCAATTTTGTTTTTTAAATCCGAATATTCAGAATCTGAAAGTATTTTTCTTATACCCATAAAAAAGTTAAAAAAGTCTTTACTATTATTTTTGTTAAAGTCTTTTACTTTTTGTTTAAAACCAGGTAAAGAAGATATTTTATTAAATTTTTTAAAAGTGTTACCAAATACTTGATCTGCTCTTTGATTTGTCCCAGTTGTTTTCGGGCCAAAGTCAATGTCTTTAATTAAAGCTCTTAAATATGATTTTAACTTTATTTCTCCTTGTTGTATTCCAGAATTCTTTTTTCTCTGTGGAGAGTCTGTGTCTTTTTGCTCTATTTGCTTTGTAGTAGGGTTAGATCTTTTTATCCAACTTTCTATTATTTCAGCTTCTTTACTGTTTTTTACATACTCAATTGTTCCAAATTTAACTGTTGGAACTAGCATAGATGGTGTAAGTAAACCACTTTCAAAAACACCCGCTTCAGCTAAAAGTTGTATATGATCAGCATATTCTTCAACTCCTTCTTGAGTTTGAAAATCAGGTGTTTTAAATCCATTACTTTTGTTAAATTCAACTCCTTTTCTTAAAGAAAACTTTTGGTCTATAGATCTATCAATTGGAATAGCAATACTTTTAGGAGTGATTGCTGGGTTTACAAACTCAGTTTTTTCAACCACTTTAGGCTCTTGTATAGTTTCCATTGTAGCATCAAAACCTAGCTCTTGAGCCATCATCCTTACTATTGCGTCTTTTCTTGTACCTCTAGTGGAAACACCAAGATCTCGGCTAAAAAAATAATCTAAAAACTCCTCTTTAGTTATATTCTTTTTTCTAAATATACGTTCACCTTCGGGTGTCTTTTCTCTTTTTTGTTTACCGTTTTTGTCTAAAACAGGCTCTCTAAATGGAGCAAAGCTTTGGTTTAGTGTTTGTTGAGGAATAGCATCATATAAAGCTTTCCAGTTTTGAGACATAAAAAACTTGTAATCATCTCTTGATTTAAAAACATTAGTTTTTAACTCTTTGAAGAGTTCGGTGTCAAAAGCTTTTCTAAGAACTTTTTTGAATTCAGGCGAGTTAGGTGGAGGTAATTTTGTTCCAAATGTTTTTCTAACTGCTTCTCGTACTTTTTCGACTTGCTCATCTGGTAGTTTTATTTTTTTTCTTAAATTTAACTCTTCTTGTTTTGTTGGTGTTATTGATTCATCAACCGCCTCTTCAATTGTTGTATCAGCTTCTTCAATAGTTGAAGTTTTTTGCTCATCAATTTGTTTTGTAAAACTTTTTGGAAATATTTTTTCGTCTACTTCTATCATTCGTCTAGGCAAATTTAGACTTATAAAAGCCGCTAGACTGTCATTTCTTGAAGGATCATATCTTCTTATTAAACCAAGTATTCCTCTATCAGTATTTTCTATCTCTGACAAAAGCTCGTCTTTGTAAACATTAAAATCATCATGTTTAAACCTTCTCATTTCAACAAGTTTCTTTGTAATAGGCTTATATAATTCTATTATTTTACCTTCCCAGTCTCTAGGTTTTTCTTCAAATAACTTTTGTACCGCGTCTGAAGCAACTTTTTGTCTTTCAGTAGGTTGTTTTTTTAGTGAAGATTTAGTTTCAGTTTGATTTAACTCTTGTAAAAGTTTTTGCTTTCTGTTTTTACTTTGTTCATTTGGATTAAAGTCTGCTTCGAACTCGTCTATTTGTCTTAGCTCCTCGTATATATTTTCTTTTCTAACTTTTTCTAATAACTCTTGTTTTCTTTTTTTAGACTGTTCTGTTGGTTTAAAATCTGCTTCAAACTCATCTATTTTTTGTAGCTCTTTATATATTTCTTGATTTTTTCTTTGTGATTTTTTTGTTTCTGCTTCAAAAAATTGTCCTGATTCTCTTATTGCTTTTTCATCTTCTGCTAATTGATCTTTCTGCTCTTGAGATAAATCACCTAACTTTCCTTTAATACCATCTTTCGCTGCTTTTTCTAAAACTGCAGATCCTTTACCGGTTTTAGCATATCTATTATAATCTTTTATAAAGTTTATAATATCAATACCCTCGTCAAAAGATATATCTTTTACACCTACGCTTTGAAGCAGCCTTCTAAAGAAATCTTCAAGCCTAGTTTTTATGCTGTTATCTAATACAATACCACCACTTTCTATTCCTTCAACAGCTAAAGCTATAGCTTCTTCAAAAAACACAGCTTCTGATATTTCTCCATTAGCAAATTGTTGCAAATAATCACCTACTCTTTGTTGGTATTCAACACTAGTAAATCTAGCTTTATTTTTAAGCTCTTCTAGGAAAGATTTACCTGACTCTACAGCTAGTTTAGGGTTTGCCTTAAAGCTTTTGTTTAATATAACATGAGAAACTTCATGTAATAAAGTTGTTTCAGGTATAGCATCTGCTTTTTCTGATTGTTGATTTACTATTACGCCAACCTTACCATCGCTAGTAGTATAAAAAGTACCATAATTAGCACTTTCTTTTTCATCTACCTTAATACCTTGTTTTTTTAATTCTTTTATTTTGTTTTTTACCGCATCTTCATTTTCAAGAATCTCAACGTCAGTACTTAATCTTGTTGCTAAGTTTTTAAGATTTGTTTCTCTACCAGACCTTTTACCTTCTTGAGTTCTAGTTAGTTTAGAATTTTTAATTTTTTCGTCTACAGCTTTTATTTGCTCGTTTATTTCTTCTCTAAAACCTTCAGGTGTATTATTCTTTTTTTCTAAAAGCTTCTTTTTTTGTACTAATAAATCTATTTCTTCCGATGATACATTTTCTGGGCTGTTATTTATTGCGTCTATAACATCAACAGCGTATAATTGAGCGTCTCTAAACTCTTGCTTTAATTTTGGGTCTTGTATGCCTTCAGCCATTGCGGTTAGCTGCATAAGCAAGCCTTCACTATTAGCGCTCATCTCTCTGTAAAATCTAATTTTTTCGTTAGAAAAAGTTTTAGCAGCACCTACAGTACCTAAACCAGAACTTAACATTACCGTACCGGCTAAAAGTCTTTTTTGATCGGCTACAAAAGAGCTTGAATCAGGTAGTCCTAAACCAAAAGCTAAGTCTGCCATTATTTTGCTACCAGCTTGAAACTCTTCTTCTAAGGTTTCTAAACCTATACCTTTAACAAATTGTGCTACAGCAGCTTGAGTGGCTTGTTTATTGGCGGCAGTTTTTAAGTTTCCTATAAAATCATTTAATAATCTAGAACCTTTTACTCCTTTAAAAAAATTAGCATCAGGCATTATGCTTTGCACTAAACCTTCAGCCAAAGAAACCACGCCGCTATAAACAGTAGCTTGATTATCACTTAAACCTCTTTTCATAGCTTCGGCTTTATTGTCTAAAACAGTTATGCTAAAAGCTGATTCAGCCATAATAATGCTGTTTTTAGTCGCTTGGCTAATTGGCTTCAGGGGAGTAGAAGTTATGTTTTTTAAGTTTTTAACATTTTTTAAAGAAGAGGCCTGGCCTTTGACGTTTCTAAATGTTTTATTTTTTAAATTAGTAAGTGCATTACCTAATCCTTTTTTATAACCTGTAATTTTACCTCTTCTAACGTCCAGCATTATTTGAAGACTAAAAGGTAGCATTTCAGCTGTAGTTTTAATATAATTTCTTGGTGAACTTTTAAAATTTCCTTCTTCGTCTAAAATATCAAACTTTTTATCTTTGGAAACTGCTAAAATATCAGTACCAAGTATATTAGTCATTCTATCGCTAAAAGCATCAAAAACAGAGTATTCGTCTTGATCTGTAAATAAGTCTCCAGCGCTAGTTAAAAACCAAGAAGCAGTACCAACTGTTGCTTTACCAAATGTTTGTGCCATTCCTTGAACAAACGTATTTGTAATATCTCTAGTTCCATTCCACCAACCATCTTCACTAAAGCTTTCAGAATATTCTTTAGCTTTTTTAGTAGATTCAAAATTATTAGGTAGTGTTAAAATACCATTTGTAACTTCAATGTTTAAATCTGCAGCTACTTGATCTCTTTTGTCTTTTAAATCATTAAATTTATTTTTATAAAAAACATTTGATTTTTTAGCTTGTGAAATAACCTCATTATAAGAGTTTACTAAGTTGTTATAAGAATTTACAGCTTCTGGTGTTTTATTATTTAGATCTTTGAATGAATTATTTAATATGTTTAATTGACCTTTTATGTCTAAAAGTTTATTTTCTAAATTAAAAGAGCCTTGAGTATATTCTTTTTGAACGTTTTCAATTTGAAGATCAATTATATTTGATTTTTTAGAAAAAACATTAACTATAGCATTGTTTATTATTGCTTCTTTTTCTTCTGTTGTAAAATTACCTTTTGATAGTTTTTGAAGATCTCTTTTGTCCATACTACTTACAGCACTAACAAGCGCATCGTCGTCTAGCTTTATTTCTTCTTTAGAACCTACGTTTATATTAACTAAACCTAAAACATTTTGAACTGTATTTGTAACAGTTTCAAAAACATCTGCCGTTCTTTTCGTAGTGTAAGTGTCTTGTTGTAAGTTTTCAATACCTTTTTTTTGTAATTGAAAAATAGGATTATCGTTTAAATCCTGTAACTGGCTGTTTACATAATTTAAATCTACTTGTGCTTTATCTTTAATTTCTTTATTTCCAACACTTGTAGATATTTCTTGTTCTAATATGTTTTTTTGATTTTCAAGTTGTTTTTGTTTTTTTAAATTATCTGAAAGTAATTCTTCATTAACATTCGTTCTTTTGTTATCAAAAAAAGATTTATAATCTTCATCTGTTAATTCCATTACGCTAGTCGCTTCTCTACCTGTTCTATTTTTAAAATTATTGAAAGCACCTTGATCTGTCATCTTTGTGTTTAATTCAAAGTCAGGCTCTTCAGGTTTAATATTTTCTCTAATTTCTCTTAAGCTTTTATCTAAAGGAGTTTCTGATTTAAAATCAGCTTGTTGTTTTGCGTATAATTCCGAAGAAAAAACTCCCGAATCTGAAACCATATTCTCGGATGCTCCCGGATTTGGTGTTGCAGTCGCACCCTTTTCTGCAGCACCGTTCAGCTTTCCCGCCTTGTAGTCTTTAATGTACTTTTTTATTTCTTCTTCAGGAGTGTTTTCATCCATCATTCTTTTTACAATTTCTTCTAATTCTTCCATAATTAATCTACATTATTTATTAATTCTTCAGCTGTTCCTGAATATGATATAGTTGGAGTTTCACCAGAGTTTGGTAATGTTATAGGAGAACCAGTTTGATTAACGCCAACACTACTTAACCTATATGGCTGTCCAATAGGAAAAAGAGTGAGTAAAGCTTTCATTTCTCCTTGTGATAGTGAATTTTTATTTGTATTAAATTGATATAATTCTTGTGCTAAAAGTCTCATTTGTTCTGGACTTGTTGTATCATATCTTCTTTTTGTAAATTTCTCTTCTTCAGAACTAACACCTTCTCTTACGGTAAAAACAATATCTTTGCTACCTAAGTATTTATCTCCATCAAATATTGGAAACTCAACAGCATTAACAAACTTACCACCTATTTTTTTGTTTAAAAAGAAATTTTTAGCATTTTCAGTATTTGATGTTATAGCGTTGTTTAAGTTTTGTTTAAACAATTCCATTTTACTTAAATCATCCGTGTAGTTTTCATTATTGTTATCATCATCATCAACTTTAAATAGTTGAGCTGCGGTAGCGTTAACGTTTTTTATTTCATCAAACTTTGAACCTTCAATTTTTAAACCATTATCTATAACTTTTTTTGCTAAAGCTTCTGCTTGTTCACCGTTTAGCTCAACTCCTGAATTAATATATTCTAATTCACCAGTTTCACTTACATTAGGCTTTAAACCAAATTGAATATTATCACCTATGTTATAATCAAATTTTCCATTATAATTGTAATCTTCAACAGAGTTCCATAAATCAGCTTGAGCATATAAATTTGGATTATCTTGAGAACCTCTTATACCTATAACGTGTGCAAGAGTATTTTGATAAATAGCTGAAGCGACGGCTTCTCTATCTAAAACTTGTTTAAACTGAACATTAACAGCCCTACCACTTTTATCTACTTGATATGTTGTTTCTAATGATCTAAATTTTCCATTTGATTTACCGTTTTTATCATAAACAATATCGCTTACAGCCGTGTTTACAAAACCTGTCCAATTATCTATAACTTGAACAGCGGCGTTTGGGTTGTTTGTGTATTGTTTTAAAGTTGCTCCGTCAAACGTAATTCTTTCACCATCTACGCCAACTGACATGTATGGAACATTACCGCTTGTTGGTGTTGAGTATGTACCGCCTTGCAACTCACTAGATGGGGTGTTTGGGTTTTTCAGCTTCTGCATAGCGCGCCACACATAATTTTTTTGCCCAACAGATACTTGACCGGGCCCATTACCAACTGTTAATCCTTCGTATAATTTTTCTAAAGATCCATAATCAGTTAAAAGATTACTTATATTTGGCGCCCCGTTAATATTAGAAACATTTTCAGCTTTTTGTTCTGAAGTTAAAACCGCATTTGTGTGGGTATTGTCTAAATTAACACTATAAGCCTGCATAAAACCATCTCTTATTATTTCATTAGGTGCTTTATTTGCTTCTAATTGAATTTCAGCAAGCCTTTTTGTGTTTTGTTTATTTAACTCCATTAAAGCTTCATATCCTTTTATTTTGTCTAATAGAACTTGTTTGTTTATAGCGTCTTGCCTAGCATTTTTAGTAGAAACTAAATTGTTTAAAGTTTCAGTATATCTATCTATAGCCTGTTGAGCTATTTTTCCATACTCTACGCCTGCTATTTGATTTGGATTTCTATAACTCATAGTTTATTTTTTAATTTTATCTTGGAAATTTATAACCTTTTAACAATGAAGGATCTGCTGATCCTAAAGCTCCTGCTGACGCTGTAATTCCATCTAAACCAGCAACCATTGATTCATAAATTGCTTGTTGAGATTGTGTTTCTCTCATTTGAGCACCATCAATTTTATTTTGTGCTCTATCTAAAGCGGTCATATCCCTTAATTCTTGTTGACTAAATACAAACTCTTTGCCCGCGGCGTCTAAACCTTGTATTCTTTGAGCCTCTGCCATTTGCTGTTGTTGAAGTACTTGTTCTCCTCTAGCTCTAAGTTGTTCATTTTGAGCTTCTTGTTTTTCAATACTTGCAGATACTCCTTTTTTGCTTTGCAAAGCAGCTTGAGCTAAAGCAGTTGCGCCACCCGCACTTGCTCCAGTAGCTCTTAATGTATCTAATGTGTTTGCTAAAGATATATCAGCTTGTTCAATTTGCATTTCTGCAGCTTGAGTTGCAACTCCTAAGTTTTCCATAGGGTTAGAAAGCATGCTGCTTAAATCAACTACATCTTCATATGGGTTTATTATGTCTTGCCTATTAGCTTCAAGACTTGCCAAAGTGGCTTCAGCAACTTCTTTTTCATCTCTAGCTTTTATTCTAGCTTTATTTGCGGCTATAGCAGAAACAGTAGAAGTAAGAACACTTGCTCCTGCCGATACTAAAACACCTACTACTACTACTGACATAATTTTGTTTGTTTTTCTTTATTCATATTTTCATAATTTTTATAACTTTTAGATGTAAGTATTTTTTCTAGCTCATCTGTATCAGTTATATTATTTGGATTTGGGTGTACGTTGATAAATATAGAGTCTGTTAAAGCTCTTAACACCCTTTTATGTCCAGGCTTTGCATTAAAATAAACTGGAGCATCATATTTATCAACACCGTCTTCTGTTGCTATTATCAAAGAACCTTTCATTAAAAACCATGTGTGGCTTATATTGTGAATGGCTCCAATAACAACACATCCTTTAGGCATTGCCATTTCCCTTATATAAACACCCTCGGAAAAAGAATGTGTTAAAGGGCAATTGTTTGTATTTCCTTTAAATACTAGTTCATTTTCTGAATCTAATAATTTATTTTCTATTTCAATAATTTTTTTTCTAAAATCTTGCACGTAAAGTTCATGTTGTTCTTTTTTTTCCAACATAATAAATTAAATTTAATATCCATTATTAGAGAAAAAGTCTGTTGCTACTGAAAACAATTGCTTTTCGCCGCCTGGGTCGGTTGTTGTATCTGTTGAAAAAGTTGCTGTAGCAAAAAATCCTTTTATACCACTTATAACATTTCCAAATATTATTTCACCTTGCGCTGCCGTACTGTTATTAACTAGATTAGCAACATAAGCATTTTCTTTTCTATCAAAACCAGCATGCACTCTTGGATAAGGAGGATCAACTGTGCCAAAAACAGCATTATAATTAGATCTAACTACAGCTTGACCATTAGCCGGGTTTATTATATATTCACCTTCATAATAGCTAAAAACAGAATTAGATTCATCATTTGTACTTATCCAATTAGCATCAATATAATCTTCTCCAGTAGCGTCAGAAGCTAAAGCAGTCATTTTCCAACCACTACCACCCTCATAGCTTATAGTGCTAAAAGTTTTAGATCTTACCGGTTCTGGGTTAAAGATAACTGTTACAGAGCTTTCATAGTCAGTTCCGTAAAAATTTCCTCTATTTACATCAGAAGAGTGATGTTTATATAACTTACTGTCTATTGTAGAATAAAAATTATTTCTTATACTAAAAATTTGATCAGGTCTATAACTAAATAAACTAGTCCAACCGTTTATAGAATCATCAAAAGCAACTGTTTTATTACTTATTGTTCGTTCATCGTTATAAACAGGACTTTGGTGTAGTGATAAAACATATTGGTCTGTATATAAATCATAACCACCAACAGCTACGCCTGGGCCTTGAGTTGTGTCTATGCTGTTTAGTTCATCTCTAAAAAAGTCTTTCATACCATAATTAGATATTTCAGTAATACCGTCTCTTGATAATCTTAATACAGCGTTATTATTTTTGTCTGTAAAATATTTTCTATATCCATAAGTAGCAAAACTTTCTGGATTGTTGCTTATACCAAAGCTTCCGCTATAAGCTTGTAAAGTTCCTATAACTAAATTAGCAGCAGTTACAGCACCACCACCTTCTGCAGAATATATAGCGTCTTTGTCTATTAAAGCTCTACTAACTTTAAACTGTTGAAACACAGTTAAGTTTGTATTTTCTGCATAAAGCCTTTGTATAGATCCATTTGCTGGATCAGCACTTTTGGTAATATCTGCGCCAATTGAAAAAACATTGGTGTCATTTATACCAGTTCTTGAATTAAATATACCAGAATAAATGAGTGAGTTAAACCTTATAACAGCATTTGGTTCATCTTCAACTAAATATGCTTTAGGAGAAAAATCTACAGTAGTATTGTTAAAACCACCTCTTATTCTTGATTCTTCTATAGCCCAGTTGTTTGTAGTTAAAGGCGTTGAAACAACAGGATAACCACCGGTTTCGGTAGAAGGTATACCAAAAGAACCGTTCCAAACAGGTTGGTTTGTTACTGCTTGCCCGCTAAGCGTCTTTTTTAAAACAAAAGTGTTAAAGTATTTTATTTCTACTGTTACTCCGGCCATGATTTATTATTACTTATTTTTATATTTTATTACAGTTCTATAATTTGAAAGAAAACTCCAGAAGGTATATTTACTGCAGTTTTAGAAAAGAAGCCAACGTTAGGAGTGCAGTCACCATTCCAAATAGTATTTATAGCACTTTCGGTATTTGCATAATACCAAGTTTCAGATACACATGTTCCTGGTGGTGTTCCTGTAACTGCGTTTTTTCTATCTATAGTTAAAGGGCTAGATTGACTACCTACGTAAGTGTTTAACCAAGTGTTAAAATCTATTCCGTTTAGTAAATAATGACCATTGTTTGAAGAAGGGTAACCTGATCTTGCATCATTAACTACAATATAAACTCCTTTTCTTTTAGTAGAAGCGTTAACTGTTTGCTCAGCGTTATAAACTGTTACAGCTGTTGTGCCTATTTTTATAGAATAAGTTGTTGTTGCTGGAGAACCCTGCGGATCGTTTAAATCTACTTCTACATCGTAATCACCAACTGGAAGAGTGTTTACGTTTTTGTTTGTTAGGTTTATGTTTAATTGGTTTGAAACTACCGCTTGACCACCTAATCCAAAAAAGTTAACATTTAAAGTTCCTATTTTTTGACTATTTATAACATAAGACAGATCTTGAGTTCTTAATGCTACATTATTAGCTCCGTTTATACCGCTTAGTGTTGCAAATGTTGTTTCAGTATTATTAGTGTATATTGTTCCAGCTGCGGGTACAGAAGTAGCTGTAGGAGCTACGTTTTGTAGGTTTGCAGTTTCAGTGAAAGTTGTTGTTACACCTTGATAAACCGCGGTAAAATTAAAAACAAAATTTCTTAACAAAGCATTTGATCCAAAAAAGACATTATTCCAATATGCTTGTTTAATTATTATATTATAAACTCCTGTACCAGCACCACCTATTTCTACTAAATCAAAATAAGAACTTACATTTACACCGGCTTGATTAACAACACTAGATATCGTAAAAGATGTTGGAACTTGAGCAGCTCCATTAGAATCTATTAAAGTAAAATCACTAGCTAATATTTCAGCAGAAGATGCTGGGTTGTAATTTAAACTTTCTTTAAAAAGAGTTGGCGCGAAACCACTCATGTTTGTTATACCACCTATAGAGTTTTGTATTAAGGTGTTTAGTCCATTAATAGTTCCAGATGTAGAAGTTTCCCAAAATATATCTAACAGTGAATCTACAGGTTCTGTTTCACAAACTGCTAAAAACTGTATTCCTGTATCTGGATTTACTGTTTTTAATTGACCTAATTTTGTAGAAGTGCTTATTCTTGATATTAATGGATTAGACTCATTATCATAAAATTGTAAAAACCCTGTGCTAGATAAAGAAGTTGGAACTTCAAACATATCTCGCATTGTAGATATCATGGATACAGTTTCTGTTTCTTGACCAGCATAAAACTGCTCTGACTGTAGACCATAATTAGTGCTTGGCGTGGCTGTGTTTATAGAATCATCAGTATTTATAACCCTTGGCAAAAGCCTAACAGAGCTTCTAAATTGTTTTTGTTCTGGACCTACTTCGTTTAAATCTCTAGGAACTTTGTTAATATTGTCGTTTATTAAAACAGTATGTGAAGTGCTTCCAACTTCTAAAGTTTCTCCACCAGAGCCTGGATAAGAAGCCATAATACCAGGAAGATAAACATTATAATAATCTTGCTCTGTTTGTTTTACTACTATTTTATAAGAATACCAACCAAGAGGATTATTTACGCTATATATACCTGGCCATTCAATAGAACCTTCAGCAGTTCCAGCAGCACCAGTACCTCTAACTGGAGAAGCAGGACCTATAACGCTATTAAACTCTATTTTTAAAGAGTCACCCGGCCACTCAACTGTGTTTGTTGAAGACGTAAAATAAGCATTGTAAATAGTAGAACCTTCATTAGACCCATTTAGAATAACACTTGATTGTCTTCCATATCTATCAGCTAAAACTACACCAACCTGGTAGTTTCTATTTTGTTTTAACGAAGAGTTAGGATATTCAGCTCTACTTGTAAAATTACCATCTTTTGCGGCTGGTGTAAATGTTAAGGTTCCTAAAGTGTTTGTTGCGCTTTGAGATATAACTATTTGAGTTATGTTAGGTACAGTGTTGTTTAAAGAAGTAACAACTGTTCCAGCTGGTATTCCTGTTCCACTTACACTGCTAGCTACTTTTATATTTCCAGCGCTATTTGTTACATTTATTGTAGTTCCTGATTGAGCTCCACCTTGAACCGTAACAGTTCCTGTTTGCAAACTTGCTAATTCTTTATCATCAACTTTTATACTATAATCTAAAGATTCTGGTGGTGTGTGTTTATTTTGAAAATTACCATAAACTATTCTATTACTTATAACTTCTTGAGCAAAGGCTCTTACTGGAACTTTATCATAAACTCTTGTTAGTTCATCTGAAGGTAAAGTTTTAAACGGCTTTGTAGATTTATAATTATATATAATATCTGAAGTGCCGTTGCTTGAGTCTATAGGTATTGTTTCTACAACTTTTACTACTAAACCATCAGATTCTTTAAATAATATATCTACTTCTGATATTTCAAACTCATCACTAATAGATGCTGTAGTTGTTGTAGAATCTGGTTTAGGGATTATTAATTTTATTTCATTAACTTTATTTTCAACAAAAGAAACAACTGTGCTTCTGTAAGTTTGAGCTAAATCATCTTTGTCGTCTATGTTGTTTATACCTTTATCAACATACATAAAATAACCATCTTGCTTAGGAATAAAAGCTATTTGTGTAAATGGAGCCATTAAAGAATATTCTCCATCTTTAAATTTAAATCTATAACTAAATCTTACAAATAAATCTTGTAAATAGTCTGAGTCTCCATTAAATGCTCCATCAAATTTAGGATTAGGATTAAACACTAGCATTTGATTATCTGCAACGGTTATTGTACCTGTTAAAGTTACAGATGTAATTGTAGTTCCACCACCTACACTAACAACTGTTTGGTTTGTAGCGGTTAAAATAAAATTACCAGCTGCGTTTGTACTTCTTAAACTTACGCTAGCACCTATGCTTGTACTATAACTTTGATTTGGTAAAATAATATCTCCATTAATATTATCTATGTTTATTGTAGTTCCTGTTTGACCACCCGCGGCTAAAGCTGTACCTCCATTTGGATTTGTAAGACTAACCACATCCTTCATTGTTGTCTCAAGAGCGCCAGCTGAAGCTGTTTCTTGAAACATTTCTATTGATCTATAAGGATAATATTTAGCTACAGATATTTTATCTTCTGTATCATAATATGAAGAACCTTGAGCTACAGCTGTAGTTATGTTTATTTTTCTTGGTTGATTACGGTTATCTGTCCAATACAAAAAATCTTCTAAAATATTTATTCCAAATATAGGATTTTCTTGACTAAAATTTAAAAAAGAACCTTGAACTAAAGTTAAAGAAGTATCATTATCTATGTCATACCTATATATTCTGTTTGCAGAAGAAAATAAATAAATGAAACCATTAGTTTCATCTTCTTTATGACCTATAATTCTACCGCCGTCAGCAAAGTTTTTAACTAACTTATTACCTAAAACATTTTCAAGTGAGCCTACGCTTGCGCTTTCTGACCTACTAACTTGAACATTAACAGCGTCTCTATATTCACCATTAGGTATTAGTCTAGCGTCTAAATCTTTATTTAGTTTACTTTTTATAAAAGTATTTATAGCTTTTGGCATATAACTTTAGTTTTTAATCCACTTAGATTTACCTCTCATAATTTGGGTAAACTCTTCTAGCTTAATATTTGATAATCTTATTTTTGCGTTTCTAAGCTTTGCAGCTTTTTCTCTGCTTAATCTATTTACTACATATTCAGGCTGATTTGAACGTGTAGATATTATAGCGTGGCTTATGTACGCATACATTGCCTCCTCGGCCATTTTAGGCACTCTAGTGTCACTGTCTATAGATAAACCGTCTGATATATAACTGAGTATAATTAATTTGTCACTAAGGTCGCTAGAGAAACTAAACTTGTTTTCTCTTTCGTTTATAGTAAACCAGCCATTTATCTGTGCTATTTCTGGTTGTATACCGTATTGTCCGCCAACAGTTCCAAAACCGTTACCAAAACCGCCTCCATATATATTAGCCCAAAACGATGAGTTATCTAACTCTCTGTCTAAGTTTTTTAGATTATTATCTCTCCAACGCTTGTTAATTATAGAAGTTCCTTGTAAATTACTTTCAAAATTGTCTTGAGTTGGAACACCTTGACCATCTTGTATAGGTGTTTTGTAAGGATTACTTGTCAATGTTGTTGGATATATAATATGCTTAATTCCAGCTTGATCTATCCAGCTTATATTTACGTAGTTAACATAGTCTTGTGGAATAGGTACACTTAAGTTTGGTGGTATTGTTAATTCTTGTGACTTAATACTTTTAAGTGTGTCATAGCTAAATTCTTGTAAACCTCTTTTAGCAAAGAATAACACATCACTTTTCTTTACCTTGTTTACTAGCTTACCGTCACCAACATAACCAACCATATAGTTATCTATAATATCATTAAGCTTTATATAAGCGTATGATCCCCAGTTTTCTTCAACAACATCACCGTAAGCATCTCTGTTGCCATATTGACCACCTTCCTTAGTTTTTAGTTGAACTACAATGCTTGTGTTTAAAGGTATACCAGCAGTTATTGTTATTACATTATTTAAAACAGTGTAAGCTGCTGTATATTCTGTATATGTAGCAACACCAGCGGCTGCAGTGTATAACTTAAAGTTATTTAGCGCGTAGTTTGTTTCTAAGGGATTATGACTACCAAAAACTAAATCAGTATCAAATGTGCATGTGTATGCTTGACCAGCAGCTGCATTACTAACAAGAAAGTCTTGCGTTCCAGCGTAGTATTGTGCGTTATTTTCAGTTATTAATGCCATTTATTAACGTTTTAAGTTTATTTCTTCTTGTTGTGATGCTTGTGCTGCAGCTTGTACTATTTGCGGGTCCTTAATTATTATACCTGCATATTTTAATATCTCAATTACTAGGTTGTTTTGTTCTGAAGTATCTAGTTCAAAATCTACTGAAGTAGCTGAATTATAAACATATTGGCCTAATGTACCTACTGTAAAACCCCAAGAAGGGTCAATTGGCTTAAACAAGCAGTTTACGGCTAAAGTTGTCGTAGCTGAAGCTGGAGACACTTTGATTAATAATTGTGGAGTTGTTGCTGGCGCAATTGCAGCAGCTGTTTGCGTTGTGAAGCAAATAGGATATTGAGCTGTTGGCGCTGTTAGCTTAGATTTTGTAATTTCTGTATAATCACTTTTACTGGTTAGTTGTACAACTGACTCATATTGAGCAGGTTGGCTTGTTTGTGAAGCCGGAGTTGTTGCAACAATTTCTCCAAGCTTATATATTGTTTTAGTACCAGTGTATATAAAACCTGTATTTGCAGCATTCCAGGTAAAAGCTGTTTCTTTTTCAAAAGGAAAGAGTTTATATGATATATCTTTAAACATATCAAAAAACTCAGTATCGTTTTGTCTGTTACTTTGATTTAAGCGGTTTACCTGGTTTCCATCAGGAAAGTAAGAATCAAAAATATCATTTTGAACTTGTACAGCAAGACTATTAAACTCAGCCGGTGGAATATATCCCCGCTGTTCTTTGTTCAGTATGTATAATACTGTAGTGTATACTGTGTTTATATTTACCGCCATTATTTTTTATTTTATTTATAATAGTTAGGCCACTCATAAAGAGTGACCCGACTACTATATAGTATTACATGTTATGAGAATTTTTTCTCTATTGATTTGTATATTTCCAAACCTTCATCCGTTTTGAAGAATGCTGCCATAGCTGAGTATGGATGCTCATCAAAAGGAACTGTCATGAATTTTTTGTTATTTGAACCCCAAACAAAAGTTCTTTGGTCTTCTAATAATTTAATTACTCCAGCTTCTGTGGCTTGAATAGCAAAGTTTCTTAACATTACGTTTTCATCATTAGCTAGATCTAAAAACAAACTTGGATTTTCTTTAGCGAAAAACATAAGGTCTCTTTTTATTTCTTTACTTTTCATTTTAGAAACTTCTGAACCTACTTCAACTCTAAGTATAGCTTCCATTTGATCTATATCCATAGATCTTGCAGCTACTAAAGCATCTATCTCTAGTTCAATATCATCAAGTTCGTCTATCGCAATAGCAACAGGGTTGAACTCGTAATATTTTTTGTTTAAACCAGGATGATAAAGAGAAAGCAGTTTTTGTAAATTTTGAAGTCTTTTTGAAACTTTTAATTCACCATTAATAAACATAATGTGACCAAGAGTTGCTTCTCCTTTTTGCTCATCTTTAAATGGTGAAGCTTGGTTTGTTGCATATCTTAATTCTCTTTGCTCACCTGTTTTTTCATCAAAAAACAATAAGTTAGATCTGTGATGGTGAGCGCTTTGAATTGTGTATGTTAAAGGTCTTCTTCTATCGTTTAATAGATATATTCTATCCTTTATTTCCCACTTAGGAGTTTTATTTTCCTTTTGTGGTGTTTTTTCCACGCGTTGTGGAGTTTCGATTTCTTGAGGTGCTACCTCAATATTTTTAGCTGTAGCTTTTTTAGCCATGATATAATAAGATTAAATAGTTAAAAGAGTAATAGTTACCCCCAGCCTAAGCCAGGGGTAAAAATTACAGTGATTGCGTTTATTATGCTCCAGTGAAAATAACAAAGTTGTTTGCACCTTGAACACAAAGACATCTCTCAGATAAGAAATGAACTTGCATAGCGTCTAGATCAGAAGTATAAGCTCCTCCAACAGATCCAGTCAACCAAGACTTCATGCGACGGTCATCAGCTTGAGAAGCGCGATAACGTACGTGTAAGAATGGTCGGCGAATGTTAGTGCCTAAAGTTTGATCGTAAACAGTAGAAGTTCCAGCAGGAACTAATACTCCCTCAATTGGGTTGATAGTTGCGGCTCCACCAGCGGCTACTAAACCACCACGTGTAGATGCATCGTTAAGATACTTCCAGTCAGTTTTATAGAAGTCGTAAGAACCTCTTCGGAAACCTGTGAAACCTAAGTTTAAGGCCATGTCTTCAGAGTTCTCAAACAAACCATAAGCTGTTCCACCATTTGCTCCTGCAGATAATCCAGCAAGCATGTCGTCAAGCTCTAATGAAAGACCTCTGTTAACGAATAACATATTCTCTTCAATAGCTCCTTGAGTATCAAGGTTCTTAAGAATCTTGTCAAACTCAGCTAGAGTTCCACCAAATTCGTTTTGAACATTACCTCTTGACTTAATAGCAGAGAAAAGACCATCAGTACCTTTCTTAGTAGCAATTGCAGCAGAACCAGCAACAGCTAATTCTCCCTCAACAACAGACATTTCCAAGTAGTCTTCAAAACGTAGTCGTGTCTCAGACTCAGCTTTTAAGTACCACAAGTATCCGCTTGTTCCGTCTTCAGTAGCAACTTCTACCCAACCAATCTGTGCAGTGTCAGATCCGGAGATTTGATACTTAGACTTGATAATGATAGGTGAGTTACTGAATTGAGTGAAAGAAGGAGTGATAGACTCTGCAGAAGCATCGCCAAGTCCTTTTCCATATTCAGAACCGTAAACAAAGATCTTAAGATCTGTACGTGCTCCAGCTCCCAAACCACCTGCGTTTGCAGCTGCAGATAAAGCAGCAGCAGCATAAGGTGCAACTGTAATAGTAGCATCAGCTCCTCCTACAACACCTGCAGTTTTAGCAGTTACAACAGCTGTACATTCAGTTCCGTTAGTTGGGTCCATAACAACAATTGTGTCATTTACTCCAATAACGTTAGTGATAGTAGCTGTAACGTTGAAAGATAAAACATTAATAGGATTACCAGCTGCCATGATAACGTTATCATAAGCAATGTGTAATCTGTTTTGCTCCGACCAAACAACTTGGTCAGATGTCATTGGCATTTCAGCTCCAACCATACGTAAGAAACCAGAAAGAGTTCTGTTTCCGTAACGCTCTACTTCTTGTTCGTAGATCTCAGGTAGATACTGTTGTGCGAAATCATTTGTGCCATCTGTGAAACTAAGGTAGTTAGTTTCAAGGGCTTGTAATTTTTGGCTAGGGACTATTGATCCAAAAGCCGGCGTTAATGAACTTGCCATAATTTATATAGTTTTAAATTTTGATTTTTTTAATTTTAAGTCTTGAAGAATCATTTGATTTATCGCCTAACACTTTTACTTTAATCCCATCTTTAAACCCATCAGTCTGTGTAGCCTGTCTTGGATTTGCGCTAGGATTTTTAGAACCATCTACAACCTCGCGGATTGCATCTGCTTTTCCTTGTTCGTAAAAATGATTAGCAATAGTATCTACATTTTCAGCAGCATAAATAGCCTTGTGATAACCTTTAGAATCGTTTATATTACCTTTCCCATCAAAGAACTTCCCTATTAGGTTTTGTAAACTTGATTGTTCACTTGCTGTTTTATTAGGATTTTGAACATTATACCTGAATTTTTTATTACCTACATTGAAATCAAAACCTTTGAAATCAGAATTAAAATATTCTTTTGTTTTTTGTTTAAAATCTTCTCGTTGTTTTTGTAAATTATCCTGCTCCTTCGTATAGCGATCGAAAAATTCCATAGCTTTTTGTTGCTCTTGAGTTACACCCGGTCTCAACTTGATCTCGTCGTAATATTTACTCTTTGAGCTTTCTAAAAAGTTTTTGGCTTTTGCGACCTCTTCTTTCATTGCGAGTTTCTTTTTGCGGATATCTCGCTCCTCATCTAGTTCTTCATCAAATGAAAAAGAATCTTCCATAAGAAAGTTTACTTCTTCAATGTTTAAATGCGGTTTTGTTTGCTTATAGTATTCTCTTAACAATGTGTTATTGTCAACATTAGAATAATCAGCATTGAGCCGCACATAATCTTCTATAGTTCCACCTGTCTCTTCCATGAAAGAAACAAGCTTTTCAATATTTTCTGGTAAAGGCTTACCTGTTATTTCAGCTTGTTTTTTAGCTTCTTCAACCTCTTGCTTTACATCTTTAACTTCTTCAGCTATCTCTTTATCGGTTATTTCTTCAAGAACTGATTTTTCATCTTGAACGGATTCCCGTACTTCTTCAACCACTTCTTCGCTACTTGTACTGTCTTTTTGTTCTTCGACAGCAACATCGCTTGCATTTGTTTCTCCGATTTGAACGGCATCGTCTTCTTTTTTATCTTCTGTAGGTATAACTACTTTAGTTACTTCTTCCTGTTTAACCTCTTCTTTAGGTTTTGATAAATCAACTTTTATAACCTCTTCAGTTTTGTTTAGTTTTTTCATCTTAGGCTTAGACTTTATTTTAAAGTCGCCTTCTTGTTTTACTGTTTCTGACATAATATAATATAATTAAATAAATAAAAGATTTGTTTAGGTTATAAAGATCCTAAATCAAATCCACCTAACTCATCATTACCTTCTGACTCAAAGTTAATAGGTAATAAATCATTTTTTCTTTGGTCAATCAATTCTGATTGCTGCGTTCCTTGTATTCTTGTTCTTTGATCTTTACGATCTTCTATTTCTTTTTCTCTATTTGCTTCAACGCCCGCTCTAGCTTTTGCTAATTCCATCTGGTAATTAAACTCTTCAGCCATAAGTTCTCTTTTTATTTGAGCTTCTGTTTGCATGCGTTGTATTTCAAACTGAGATTTAGCTTGTTCTATATTTACTTTTTCTTGAGTTAAAGCTTGTTGTTTTTGAACTTCTGACAAAGCTGCCGCTTCTGAAGCTTTTGCGTTTGCTTGAGCTTGAGCTTGAATATTCTGTTGAGCAGCTTGTTGTTCTCTTTCAATTTTCTGCTTTTGTCTAAGCTTAATATATTGATTAGCAAGTTTTGTGTTTTTAATTTCTCTAATATCAATAGCGTCAGATAAAGCAATTGCTCCAGTTTTTAAAGCTACTTGAATATTTTGCTCTAATAAAGCTTTTTCTTCCTCTTCAGGTTCTAGCTCTAAATAAATACCAAAATCATGTAATTGTAAATCAATTAAACTTTGTAGTGTTTCAGTATTAAAATTACTAATAGAATTTTGTAAAGAATTTCTAGTCAAAGGATTAATTATTGTATCTGAAACTCTTAAGCTTATATTTTCGCATATTCTTAAACTTATAAACAACAAAGAATCTATCATGTGTCTTGTTGCAACATTTGAAGCGTTAGCTGCTAATTTTTGTAAACCTACTAAAGCGTCTTTTTCAGGCATACTACCATCTCTAGCCTCATTAAGCCCAGTTACGTCGCGTATCATTTGTAAATAATATTGATACGTTCCTATTAAACTTTGAATTTTAGCTTGACCCGATGAAGAAGTTAATTCTGAAACAGGTACTTTACCTGGATTAATACCACCTTCTTGAGTAAGTGATCTACCAACTATAGAACCTGTTTGAAAATACATGTTTAAAGCTTCAGCTGGATTATAAGTTGTTCCATTACCTAAATCAACTTCAGCTAAACCATCCATATCTAAGAAAACTCCATCTGGAACTAATCTAGACATTACTTGTTGTAGTTTAAGATGTGTTAGCTGTATCATATCAGCAAATCCAGTTATTTTACTAACCATAGATTCAACACGACCTTTGTATATTCTAGGTGCAGATATACAGTAATTCATTTTAACTCTAGTTGTGTCTGCATATGGCCTAGTCATGTTTTCAGAAAGTTTCCAATCTAACATGTAGTTATTACCTAAAACTTTTGCGCCTGTATATAAAACTTCAATTGTTCTAGTTACAACATCAAAATTATCGTTTTCTGGTGGATTAAAAGTATCTGGCTTTACTAAAGCTTTTTCAAGACCTTGATCTGTTTTCTTTATTTTAAATACTTGATTATGATAAGTTTTATATTCAAAATACATTACCTGAACAGTATTTTCGTCATAATTACCCCAACCTGTTATATATTGAGAATTACCAGGCATTTGCTGTATTCTTAGTAATTCTTCTTCTGGGATGTTAGGATATTGTTTTTTTAATTCAGGTATAGTTATAGACTTTACTTCTCCTATGTAATAAACATCTTCAAAATTAGGATCTTCTGTATAAGAATAAACCATATATGCAGGATCAACATAATCTATTGTTATTCCTTCTGCTTTATTAAACATTGTTTTTGAAGCTCCTATTCCTAATACAGCTAAGTCATAAGCAATTCTTTTTTTAGTTTGATCGTATTTGTTTTTGCTTAAAACATTATTAATTAGTTCTTCTTCTGCTATTTCTACTTGTTGTTTGTAGTTCATTTGCATATAAAGATCTAATTCTTCTTTGCTAGCAGGTAAATCTTCTGGGTTAGAAGTTTTATAAAGATTCATTCCAATTTTTAAAAAATTTTCTAAAGCTTCTTTATTGTTTATGTCTCTAAGTATAGCTTTTTGATAATCACCTCTTTGTTTTAATGAATAAGGATCTTGAGCAACAGCATTAATGTCATAATTTTTTTCTGACATACCGTTTACTACTATGTCAACAAACTTAGGAACAATAGCTACGGGTGTCCAATCTAAGTTTAAATAAGACAAGTCACCATTAATTGACATTTCGTCTTTATACTTAGCTATTGATTGCTCTCCTCTTGCGTATAATCTTAATTGATGAAAATTACTATAAGCTTTAGCATATCTGTTTCCTGATCTTCC